AGGATCTAATCTTTCAACAATTGTTGATGCGTTAGCGTATAATACGTATATAACCTCATATAATGCCAATATGGTATCTAATGAGGTATTCATTGATTCTGCCACTCTCAGAGAGAATGTGGTGTCTCTGGCGAGGAATATAGGATACACTCCTCGCTCTAGTAAATCAGCAAGAGCTAATATATCTTTCATTGTTAATACCGCTAACTATAGCGTAAAACCCCAGACGATTACACTGAATAAGGGGATTGTAGCAACATCACAAAATTTTGGTACAGAGAGTTATACATTCTCCATCATGGAGGATATCACTGTTCCTGTTGTAGATAACATTGCTACTTTTAGTAATATTGATGTGTATGAAGGAACATATGTAACGGCTGAGTTTACGTACAATACGTTTGATCCTAATCAAAGATACATCTTACCTAATGCAAACATTGATGTTTCTACAATCAATGTAATGTGGAAGCCATCTCAACTTTCATCTGTAAAGAGAAGATATCGTAGATCGGATAGTTTATTTGAAGTCACTAGTGAGTCTCCTGTATATTGGGTACATGAGATTGAAGATGAGAGATATGAATTAATATTTGGTGATGGTATATTTGGACGTGCATTACAAGAACCTAACTTTTTGGAAGTAGCATACCTTGTTAATAATGGAAGTAATGCGAATGGTGTGTCGGACTTATCATTTAATGGTAAATTAACTACATCAAGGGATAATCTTTCAATTAATTCTGGTATTTCGCGTGTTACTGTAAACACACCTTCTTTTGCCGGTAGTGAGGTTGAAAGTGTTGAGTCAATTAAAAAGTATGCGACTCAAACATACGCATCGCAGAACAGAGCTGTAACATCAACTGATTACGAATATATCATTCCTAAAGTTTATCCAGAGACTGAATCTATTTCTGTATTTGGTGGTGAAGAGTTAAATCCTCCACAGTTTGGAAAAGTATTTGCAAGTATTAAACCAATCAACGGTGCATATCTTTCTAACCTGGTAAAAGATAATATTAAAAGAGAAATCAAAAAATACTCTGTAGGTGGTATTGATTTAGAAATTACTGATCTCAAGTATCTCTACATCGAAGCACTTGTCAATGTATATTACAATACAAATGATGCAAACAGTGGAGATCAAGTCAGAACAATTGTATCAAACAATATTGAGAGATATGCAGATTCAACTGAACTTAATAAGTTTGGCGCAAGATTCAAATACAGTAAGTTTCTGAATATTATTGACAGCAGCAATTCTGCCATTACATCTAACATCACAACGATTCAGATGAGGAGAGACTTAAGAGCTGCTCTTAATGCCTTTGCTGAATATGAAATTTGCTTTGGAAATAGATTCCATGTCGCAAATCATGGACATGGAACATATAACGGTAAGATTGGATACAATATTAAGTCCTCTGGATTCCAAGTAAGTGGAGTTGCAGGTACTGTTTACCTTGCAGATACTGCTGGTAGAAATTTAGAATCTGGAACAATTAATCTCATTAAACTGAATTCACCCACTGAAGCAGCCATTGTAAGAAGAAACATTGGCACAATTGATTACATCAAAGGAGAAATTAAATTAAATCCAATTAATATTGTATCAACAAGTATTAATAGACAGTTCCCATTAATTGAAATTTCTGCTATTCCATATTCTAACGATATCATCGGATTACAGGATCTTTATATTCAACTAGATACTAATAACGTAACGATAAATTCTGTTAATGACAGAATATCTTCTGGTTATGATATATCAGGATCTGATTATATTGTTTCTTCAAGTTTTGCAAATGGAAGTTTAGTCCGTGGCACAGTTGACTCAAGAGTGATAGCAACACAAACACCTCGAACAAGTTCACCAGTTACGGCAACAACGACAACAACGACTACTAGATCAACTTCCACACCTACTTATTCATACTAAAGACGTAAGATGATATCAACCGATTTACAGCGAGTACAGATTCAGGACATTATTGAGTATCAATTACCTGCATTTGTAAGGGATGACTTTCCCTTGGTTGGTGAATTTTTAAAGCAGTATTATATTTCACAAGAGTATCCCACTGCTCCTTCTGATATCATACAAAATATTGATGAATATGTAAAATTAGAAACTCTTCTTGATAGCGAAGACGAGACAACTCTTGCAAGTGATGTTTCTTTTAGTGATACAGAAATCACTACAAGATTTAATATTGTCACTAAACAGTTTGGAACGTACAAGTTTCCAGACAGATATGGACTGATTAAAATTGATGATGAAATAATTTTATATACCTCGAAAGATAGAAACTCTTTTAACGGTTGTATTCGCGGATTTAGTGGTGTCACCGAATTAGGTAACGATGATGAGAGACTTACTTTCTCCACATCTGAAGCAACGTCTCATACTCAAGGTAGTAAGATTGTCAATCTCAGTAATATTTTACTGAAAGAGTTTTTAGTAAAGCTAAAACAGCAAATTGCACCAGGATTTGAAAGAAGAGCAATTGAATCTGATGTAAATCAAAAACTCTTCCTCTCAAGAACAAAAGATTTTTATCAATCTAAAGGAACTGATGAGTCCTTTAGAATTTTATTTGCTGCATTATATGGCGAAAAGGCAGAAGTTATTAAACCAAAAGAATTTCTTTTCAGGCCTTCTGATGCTCAGTATAGAAGAACTAAAGATATTGTTGTTGAAGCAGTTGTAGGAGATCCCTCAAAGTTAAAAAATCAAACCTTATATCAAGATGCCATTCCAGAATATGGAATTGAAAGTGCATACGCTACGATTATTGATGCAGAAAAACTTCTGAGAGGAGATAAAACATATTATCAACTTAGTGTTGACTTTGATTATAGTAAAGACATTGATCTTTCTGGTGGAACGGTGCTGGGAGATTTTGTAGCACACCCCAAAACACAAAACACTGTTTTAGTTGCATCTGGTTCCTCTGTAATTGACGTAGATTCAACAATCGGTTTCCCTGATAGAGGACAAATTCAAATTGATGGTAAGAGTGGAATTTTAACTTATCGTTCAAAAACGATCAACCAATTCATAGATGTTGGATTAGCACATACAACAACTTTTGGAACTAACTATGAAATCACTGCAGGAACAGAATTAAACCTCAATGCTAATGCATATGGGTTTGAGGGGATTAGCGCCGTCTCAGTCGCTTCTAGCGATGCCTCAGTGGTAGGAATTGCTACCACCTCTAAGATTGAAGTAAGAATAGGAAAAGTTCTTGGAGACAATATAATCTCTGATGACACGGCTAATTTCACAGTAAACGATAATATTCAAATTAAATCTCTTGGTATCAATGCAACTAGAGTATTAGATAATACTTGGTTTGTTAATGTTAGCCCTAAGTATAGCGTAAAGAGTTTATCACTTATTGACGAATCTAGTTTTACATATTCTATTGAAACTTTTGCAGAAAATAATTTAAGAATTGGTGACAAAGCAATTGTCATTCAATCTGATGGTGTAGGAAAAGAAGGTGTTGTTTTAGATGTCACCTCTGCGAATACATTCACATTTTCTAGAGCAGGTAGATTAACTGGATCTGCATTTAACGTAAGAAGAGGTATTTTAAAACCCGACGTTAGTAATCTAAACTTTGATGATTATTCATACGTTGAGTCATCATTTGCTAATGTTCAAAACACTTACACGAAAAGTGATGGTGATGTTTTAGTTGCATCGTCTTCCATTCCTTACTATCATGATACTCCTCTCAATTTTTATGATAGAAAAGTAAAATTAAATGGAGAGTATACTGGAGAAACGTTTACAGTAACTCGTGGACATGGTTTTTATACTGGAGACAAAGTATATTACGAATCTTATTTTACAAATGATCCAACATATGGATTCATAGATGAGAGTAAGTTCCCAGAAATTGATCCTGGTGTCTTCTATGTAAAACGAGTTAATGACTCTCAATTTAAAATCGCATCTAGTCTAACCAATTTATATAATGATAATTTTGTTTCAGTCTCTGGAATTGTAACTAATAATTATTTCTGTGTTAATGAGTTCTTTAATAAGAATCTTGAGCATCAAAAACTGTATAGAGAATTCAAATCTCCAGTAAACGATGGTGGAGAATATACAACACTTCCAGGTAAGACTGGAATGCTTGTTAATGGTGTTGAGATTCTAAACTATAAATCTGGAGATAGTGTATATTTTGGAAAGATTAATGAAGTAACTGTTCCTGCTCCTGGAACTGGGTATGATATTATTAATCCACCCATACTCTCAATCCAGGATTCTACCGGTATTGGTGCTACTGGACTTGTAAATGTAAAAGGTAATTTAGATAGAATTGAAATTCTTGATCCTGGATTTGATTATGTCACTGAGCCAATTATTACAATTAGTGGTGGAAATGGTTTAGGTGCTAATGCATATGCTAACACCAAACTCATAACTCATTCAGTTTCTTTCTATTCTACTTCTGATAATGCACAAGTAGGACTATCATCCGATACCATTGGATTTACTACATTCCATAAATTCAGAGAATCTGAGAGAGTAGTTTATAAAACTGATGGACAAAGTGCGATTGGTGGTATCACTGATAATTCAGAATATTATGTAAAACTGGTTGATTCAAAAACAATACAGTTGTTTAACAATGAGAGTGATACTATTACAGGATCAAATCCTGTAAATTTAACCTCTAATGGTGTTGGTGTTCATAGATTTGAATCTTACAATAAGAAACGTGTTATCTCTGATGTTATTGTAACTTCTTCCGGTTCTGGTTATGAAAACAAGGAAAGAGTGTCTGGTATCGCTGGAATAAACACAGCACTTAACCAAGTTACTATTTCAAATCACGGATTCAACTCTGGTGAAACTGTAACATATTCTGGCAATGCGTCTGGACTTAGCAGCGATCAAACTTATATCGTAACTGTAGTTGACTCTGATAGTTTCAAACTTTCGTCTGTTGGTGTTGGAACAACTGCTAAGGCATTCTATTATGATACTAAACAGTATATTGATATTGAGTCTGTTGGATCTGGAACTCATACATTCAATTATCCAACAATCTCTGTCAATGTATCTGGAGAGATTGGTGTGTTCACATTCAGTGGACAAGACTTTAATGCAAGACTTCAACCAGTATTCAGAGGATCCATTGAGTCAGTGCATTTAACTGACAATGGTGTAGGTTATGGTGCGAGTGAGGTAATTAACTTTAATAAGCAACCTGTTTTTAAACTGCTTAGTGGAAGAGAAGCAGAACTCCTTCCTATTGTTAATAATGGCAAAATCGAACAGGTTCTTGTAACTAATGGTGGTTATGAATATAACTCACCTCCTGACTTGGTAATCAATGGATCAGGTAGATTTGGTAAACTTACACCAGTCATTAGTGGTGGACAAATCACAAGAGTAATCGTTGATAACCCTGGAACCGATTACACCGATACTACAACTATTACGATTAAACCTAGTGGACTTGGTGCAAATCTGACTGCAGAGATTAATCAGTGGACTATCAACTTATTTGAAAAGTATCAAGATATTATTAGCGAAGATGATGGTATTTTAGATACTGCTATTACCGATGAATATGGTATTGAATACTCTCATCTGTATGCTCCAAGAAAACTTAGAGAATCTGTTTTTGGAAAAGTTATCACTGATGGAGATGGTGTTAAGTACGGAGTCGCTGATTTAAGACTTGATTCCTCTAACTCTGAAACTGAGGCAGAATTCCACTCTCCCATCATAGGATGGGCATATGATGGTAATCCAATCTATGGCCCTTATGGATATGACACAAACACTGGTGGAACTATAAGAGCACTTAGAAGTGGATATAAGTTAGCGACACTTTCAAATCGTCCAGCACTTTCCTCCTGGAAACAAGGATTCTTCTGCGAGGACTTTGTATTTACTGGCGAGGGAGATCTCGATGAGCACAATGGAAGATATTGCGTAACTCCAGATTTCCCGAATGGAGTATATGCATATTTTGCCACTATTAGTGACGGATTTGTTGAAAGTTCAGGGCCTTTTGAAAACTTTAAGTTACCTCAATATCCATACTTAATTGGTAATACATTTAAGTCTAAACCAAATGAGTTTAACTTTAAGAATGATTCCTATCAAGGAGATTATGACATTGTTGAAAATAGATGGTTAAGAAATACCACTCCTTATGGATTGACTTTGGACAATGTTTCGTATGAGTATGTAACTGAACCATATAAAATCTATGACGAGATAATTGATATTACCTCTACTTCTACAGGAACCATTGATAGTGTTGGAATAGTTACCGGAGGAAGTGGATATCAAGTTAATGATAGAGTCGTATTTGAAACATTAACTGGTGCTACACCTGCTAAGGCAAAAGTATCAGAGGTAACGGGTAAGGTAGTTTCAAACATTAGTGTAGCGACTTCTTCAATTACTGAACTTGAAATCGCACCTATTGATTCATCTGGTAGATTTGTAGCTGTTTCACCATCACCTCATAATTTTAATAACTCCAACTTAGTAACAATATCTGGTATTAATACATCAGTTAATTCAATAGACGGTTCATTTAATATCGGTATATCAACAGCATTCTTCAATCTTGCAACTGGAGTTGGAGCTACAAGTGCAACAGGTATCATTACATATTTCTCAATCAGTGGTGGAATCATTGATAGAGGAGATTTGTCTGTTCGTGATAATGATATTCTCTTATTAGGTTCTGAAAAAGTCAAAGTTCTCAATGTTGATGTTTTAAATTCAAGAATAAGAGTTGAAAGAGCAGTTGATGGCACTGTTTCTTCTGCACATACTGCTACAACATCCATCACTGAGCAGACTCGCAAGTTTACTTTTAATTCTAACAGAGAAGATAATGTAAAATTTGAACTGAACAAACAAATCTATTTTGATCCAAAAGAATCAGTTGGTGTAGGAACTTTAACTGGAACTGGCGTTGGATCTACTATTTTCTTCTCCAATCCTGGTGCAGGCATTACTCAAGTCTTCATTGAAAACAGAGGCATTTTCTTACCAAATCATAATTTAAAGACTGGCGATCAAGTTCTCTACAATAACGGTGGTGGAACATCTATTGAGGTTGTATCCAATCCTATTACTGGCCCAAATTATACAATTGGTAATAATACACCACTCTTCGTTGCAAGAATATCTGATGACATCATCGGTATTCAAACATTCAAAGTTGGTATTGGATCTACTGGTACTTTTGTTGGTGTTGCAGATACCACGATGAATTCTGGTTTGCTTTCCTTTACTGGAACTGGTGCCGGAACGAAGCATAGCATTAAGACAGTTAAGACTAATGTTGTTACTGCCGAAGTAATTAGAAACACTGTAACGGTTGCAACGGCATCAACTCATGGATTGACGCTTGGCGATAAAGTCAAAATGTCCGTAACTCCTGGTATTACTACCACGGTTACAGTTAAGTATAACGATCACAATAGAAGAATTGTTTTCAACCCCCTTGGATTTACTACTGCTGGAGTAAGCACAAGTCAAAATTCAATTGAAATTAGTAATCACGGATTTGAAACTGGTGATAAAGTAATTCTTGACGCAAATCCTGCTCCATCTGGATTAGAAGATCAGAAGATCTACTATGTTTCTAAACTTTCTAAAGATAAAGTAAGACTTTGCAATTCTAAGTATGAGTCTGAGAAATTCCAACCCAATTTTGTATCTATCGAAATTGCAAGATCTGGAACTCTTCTTCCTGTAAATCCCTCTCTTGATATTATTGAAGGAAATACCGTTGTATTTGATCTTAGTGATTCATCTCTATCATCTTTGAATGTATCCACACTTTATTCTGCGTTTGATATGAATCTCTACAGAGATTCTAATTTTACAGATAAATTCGATGGATCTCTTGTAAGTAATAAATTTGAAGTTACAAAAACTGGTAGAGTTGGTATTGACACTACAGCTAAACTGACTTTATCTGTTAATGAAGATGTACCAGAAAACATTTTCTACAAATTCACTAATGTAAATTCTAACTTTATTGAATCTGTCAAGAAAGAAATTGTCATTGACAATGAAGTAAGAGGATTTAATAAAATTAATAAAATTGATAGTTCATATAATGGAGAGTTTGAACTAAGTGGAGCAACATCTAGTGCTTTTAAATATAATATTGAAAAACTTGCTGAAAGATCTTCTTATTCAACTGACGCAGAATTATCGTATGTTACGAATTCTAATTCAGCATACGGTGGTATAGCGAATATTGATATTACATACAAAGGTGCCAACTATAAAGAAATAGTAGGAGTATCTACCGTTGTAGGAATTGTTACAGGAACAGGTGCTATTCTTGAACCATCAAGCAGTACAATTGGTAAAGTTCTTTCTACAAATATTGAAAATATTGGATTTAATTATCCAACTGACTTTACTATTCGTCCTACAACAAATTTACCAGAAGTGCTTACTCTTGAGTCTCTGACATCTTTTGAAGAGATTGGAATTAGTTCTGCTGGAAGAAACTATAACATAGCACCAAACTTAATTGTACTTGATGGATTAACAGGCAAGCGAATTGATGATGTTGATCTTAATTATGAACTTGGAGACTCTAAAGTAACAATTAGAAATAATACAAATGGACTTTCAAATGTAACTCCATCTATTATTCCTGTAAGTAACTCAAATGGAGTTGCAATCAGTGACATATCCTTTGATATCTCCTCTAAAAATGTAACTGTGGGATTTGACACCGGATTCAGTGATCAATCACCATTTACTATAGGGGATAAAGTCCTAATTGAGAATATTAGTGTTGGAGTTGGATCAACCGGAACTGGATATAACTCCGTTGATTATGATTATCAACTGTTTACATTGACAGATGTTAACATTCCCTTAGGAGGATCTACGGGTGTTGTAACATTCAGTCTTTCGGGAATTATTGGCGATAATCTTTACGCAGGTAATTTTGATTCATTAAATTCTGCAGGAAGAATTATCAATCAAAACTCTTTCCCACAATTTAATATCAAATTAAGAAAGAATGATTTCTTTATTGGTGAGCAAGTTGTTTCTAATAGCGGAATAGGAAAAGTTGATAGTTGGAACAATAGAATTGAATTGTTAAAAGTTTCTACCTCTAAAGAGTTTAAAGTTGGAGATTTGGTGATTGGACAGTCTTCAAGAACTCAAGGAATTGTAAAATCCAAAGTTGACTACAATTCTGAGATCGAAACTGAATCATCTTCTACTGTTGAGAAGGGATGGAACACCACAACTGGATTCTTCAATGATAACCAACAGAGAATTCCCGATAACTTCTACTATCAAAACTTCTCATATGCGATTAAGTCAAAGGTTCCTCTTCAAGATTGGGATGAAGCAGTCAGCTCTTTAAATCATACTGCAGGATTCCTTAAGTTTAGTGATTTAATTGTTGAGTCTAAAGATGAGAATAACACTAAACTTGTAGCGGGCGTATCTACGGTTTCACTAATTGTTGATCTTCTTCCAACCACAACATATGGAAATGGAGATTTCGGTGGAGGAATTAGTGTTAATTGTTATCCTAATTTTGATCTTGTAACTGAGAATTCTAAAACTGCATCAGGGACAGTTTATTCTGATAGAATTTTCTTAGAAAATAGAGTTCTTACTGACTATTTTGAGTCAGTAGGAAATAGAGTCCTTATCATTGATGATATTAGCCCACTGTTCAATAGTCAAGAGCGTCCTACAAGATTCAGTATTGTTAAAAAATATCCTGTTGATCAAAGATCTAAAAAAATCTTTACTTTTGTTAGAGATAAAATTTTCACTGGAGAAAGACAGGCGTCTTTTGTAAGTATAGTTCAGGATGGAGGTAATGCTTCCGTTCTTAATTATGGTAGAGTTGATAGTGTATTAGATCTTGGATCTTTTGATTTTAATATTTCTGGTACAGAAGGACAACTTCTCTTCTATCCTACTAAGTTTAGATTCAACGATTACAATATCTCTCTGATGAGTTTTGATATTGATAATAGTGTTTCTGGTATCGGAACATTTGGGCTGGGCGAAATTTGCGACATTTCTTCCACACAGGTTGATGTCCCTGCAGGATCCACCACTACAATTGTTGGAATCGCGTCCACTTATAGATCTTCTAAGGTTTTAGTTGAGTATACGACTAATGATGGAAGATTTGGAACTAATGAATTAAATGTTATTCATGACGGAACGACTGTTGATGTCCTTGAATATGGCAACATAAACACAGGAATATCAGCATTGGATATGGGAACATATTCCGCAGATATGTCATCTGGTACTGTAAATGTCAACTTCACACCATCTGCTGGATTAGCACTTACTGCTAACACAATCAAGGTGTCTATGTCCAGCACTGAATCTGTTGGTGTTGGATCTACAGTCATCGGATCAGGAACAGAAAATATTGGTTCACTACAGTCCTTCTATACCTCCATTGGATCTACTTCCTCTCCTGGTATTCATACAATCGCCACTTATACTTGTGGTGGCGAAAATGATTATCAAGCAGCATATTATATTGTATCTATTGAGGATACAACCAATGATCAATATCAACTTTCTGAAATTATTGTTCTTAATGACAACTCTGAGTCTTACATCACAGAGTATGGCACTGTAACAACAGGAAGTGGTATTGGCACCATTGGTGCTCTGATGACAGCAACTGAGACACATCTTCAGTATACCCCTCCTGCTAGTGTAAACACTCAAGTTCGTGTCTATCAACATGCAGTTCAGTTGGTTGATGTAGACAATACTCTTGATAATGAAATTGATCTTAATAATGCTTCTATCACTGCTGGTTTTGGTTTCTATGAAGGAACTGCTAAGGATGTTAGAAGAGCATTCTCATTAACTCATAAAGGACAACCCATCTTCCAAAGAAACTTTGATGGAAGTGATACTTCAATTATCGATACCACCAATAACACTATTAAAATTCCTGATCACTTCTACGTAAGTGGCGAACCAGTAAATTACTCTGTTGGAATCTCTACTCACGTTCGTATTAATATTGAAAGCACTACATTTGCAGGTATTGGAAGTACATCTATTCTGCCAACAAATGCAAATGTTTATATTATCAAAGATACTGATGCAACAATAAGACTCGCTTCTTCTGCTGAAAATGCACTTGCAAGCACACCTGTTGCGATCGGTATTACTGGAATTGGAATTGGAACCTTCCATACATTCACTTCCAATAAGCAAAACACTAAGTGTCTGATTGCACTTGATAACTTTATTCAAGATCCTATCGTTTCAACTGCAGTAACTACAACTGTCAACAAAGAAGTAAAACTTGCTGACTCTCTTATTGAAACAATCGGTGTCACATCATTCTTTGCTGCCGATCTAATTCAGATTGAAGCAGAGATCATGAAAATCAACACAGTTGGTTTCGGAACGACTAACGCTATCTTAGTAGATCGTGGATGGATGGGAACTGGAATTACAACTCACCCTGTTGGTGTTGCTGTAACTAAAGTTGATGGTGCTTACAATATTGTTGATAATATTATTAATTTCTACACCGCACCTCAAGGGCCTACACCTTTGAGTTCAATCACTAATCCTCCGGATGAAAGAGATTGGACTGGAATTACAACATTCTCCAAATTCCAGGGTAGAACATTCCTGAGATCTCAGCAAACAGGTAGTTCAGATGATGCTTATCATACTAATTACATTTTTGATAGCATTTCAGATCAATTTGATGCAACTACTAAGACATTTACACTTAAATCAGAGGATGAAAATGTAGTTGGATTCTCAACTAACAATGCAGTTGTTCTTGTCAATGGTATATTCCAAGGGCCTACTGGACAGTTGAGTGTTGATCAGAATTATTCTTTAAATGAAGGTAGTGGTATCAGCAGTATTACATTTGCTGGAGCTGCAACTTCAATTGCTTATGATCCTAACAATGCTAGTATACCTGTCGGCGGCATTATCGTATCTGTAGGATCAACTGCTGGACTTGGATATCAACCTCTCGTATCTGCTGGTGGTACTGCTGTTGTCTCAGCTGGTGGTTCAATTACATCAATTGCAATCGGCAGAACTGGTTCTGGTTATAGACAAGGATCACAAACTGTAAATGTCGGTGTTTATACCTCCTCTACGGGAAGAACTGGAATTGAGTTCATTGGCACTGCTGCTGTTAGCAATGGACACATTGTTAGTGTTGCTATTACAAATCCAGGATCTGGATATCAAGTTGGTTCAGAACCTGTGGTTGTATTTGATGCTCCTCTGTCATATTCTAATATTCCTTTGGTATACTCTGATGAATCCCCAGTGACAGGTGCTGGAACTGAAGCAACTATTGATATTGTTGTTGGACAAGGATCAAGCGTGATTGACTTTGAAATTAGAAACTTTGGATATCGCTACGGACAAAAACAAGTCCTGACTGTAGCAACTGGTGGCGCTACAGGTATTCCAACTGATACAAATTTCACATTTGATGAGTTCCAAATCACTGTCAATAAAGTTGATTCTGACTCATTCTCTGCTTGGCACTTTGGAGAACTTGAGCGCCTTGATAATATTAATACCGAATTTGATGGAGTTAGAAGACAGTTCACAATCAAGAGAAATGGATCTCCTGTTACAGTAAGATCGAGAGCAGGTTCTAATATTGATGTTAAGTCAACACTGCTCATCTTTGTAAATGATATTCTTCAAGTTCCTGGTGAAGCATATGAGTTTAACGGAGGAAGTGTCATTAACTTCTCCGAACCACCTAAGGGAGCATCTGATGACGGATCTTTCTCCGGCGATACCTGTAAGATTCTGTTCTATAAAGGAAGTGGAGATGTTGATGTAACCTTCCGTGATGTTCTTCCCACCTTGAAAGATGGTGATGATCTTAGTATCAGAGGTGATAATGATCTTGTTTCTAATTCTATTGATCAAGGAGCAAGACTCATAACCGAAGTGCTTTCTACTGATACTGTAGAAACTAATCCTTATAGTGGAAGAGGAATTGATTCAAATCCTGATCACGCACGCACAGTAACTTGGTGTAAACAAACCGTTGATAAAGTTATCAACGGAAAGATTATTAGTAAAGCAAGAGAACTGAATGCTTCTTTAATTAATCCAAAAACTAACTTAATTCAATCAGTTAGTGCTGCATCCACTAACATGTATGTTGAAAGTGTCATTCCATTCTTCAATCCAGATGATGAAAATCAAACTGCCAAGAATAAGCAAACTGTAAGCATTGTTTCGCAAAATAATCTTGTAGCGGCTGCTGCAACTGCTGTTGTATCGATTGCAAACACTGTTGAGTCAATCGTAATTGGTTATGGTGGAACAGGATATACATCTGCTCCTTCTGTAACGATTGAAACACCAGTCGGACTTGGAACAACTGCAAGAGCAACTGCAACAGCAACTCTTACGGGTGACGCTGTTTCTTCTATTACGGTTTCCACACCAGGTGTAGGATACACTAGAACATCTGTTCCTCAGGTTTTGATTGAGGCACCTAAAGCAACCAGAGAAACTAATAGAACAACCTTATATGAGGGTGATTTTGGTGAAATTGTTGGATTGACTTCCACATCTGTTGGTGTTGCTTCTACAGGATTTGTAATGGATCTCTTCATTCCTGTTGATTCATTCTTACGCAACACAAAAGTTGTAGGTGCTGCAGTCACTTTAAGTGGTATTTCAGCAGGTGATTATTTCACTGTTAAGAATAGCAACGTTGGAAGCGGCGTGACATCTCTCTATCAATCGGGTAGCACATTAGGAGTTACAACTCAATTCCTTGATGCTGTCTATGAAGTTGCAGCAGTCTCTGTTGCTACAACCGCTGTTGCTGGTGTAGGTATCACTTATGTCAAGAGAGTGACAGTGAGTGTTGAAGATCTCGGTGATATCACTGGAATCGGACTTACAGAGTTCTACGGTGAGTTCTCTTGGGGCAAAATTACTCTCGGTGATAGAACAAATGCTACTGCATTTGACGCATACACCCTTAGAGGCACATCCGGTATCACAACCGGTGGTGTTGTGAGCAGAGTTGAACCTCTCAAACTTACAGGATTCTCTACAACATAACTGATAAATAAGTAAAAAACCACGCAAAAATGGCTGCGATTATAACTGATCAACTTCGTATTTTAAACGCAAAAGATTTTGTTGCTAGTGTAGCATCCACTAGCAACTCTTTCTATTCGTTTGTGGGACTTCCTAATCCTACTGATGTTGATGCAAGTTGGGATAGCAGTCCTCCAGATCCAAGGGATA